CAACTAATGCCTCAAATGCAAAAGTTAATCTTGAAGTGCCACTAAAAGGGTATTGCAAATACGCAACCACTACAGCTCTTCCGGCTAATACAGCTCCAACAACGGTAACTTTGACGGCAACTACAACTGGAGCGCTTTCTGTTGACGGTGTTGCTGTTTCCGTTGGAGACCGCATTCTTGTAAAAGATGAAGCCGTTCAGCAAAACAACGGAATTTATGATGTAACAGTTGTAGGCAGTGGAAGCGCAGCATGGTCTTTAACTCGTTCAACTGATTTTAATCAAGGCTTGGAAATTAATGCTGGAGACATTGTTCCAATTTTACTGGGATCAACTCTTGCAAATACTTTTTGGATTCAAAAAAATGATGTTTCAGTAATTGGAACAGATCCAATTGCATTTTTTGCTCTTTGTACTGCAAACCTGTCGTTGACGACAGCGCCAACAACAAATGCCAGCACGGGAGTTAAAGGCCAGATTGCTTTTGATTCGACTGGGATTTACGTTTGCACGGCGACGAACACTTGGAGAAAATCAACTCTTCTTACATTTTAGTGAATGCAGATACCAATACTTAACGGCATCTACACCAATGGACTGGATTAAATCCATACTCCCCACGATCGGCACCTTGCTGGGGGGACCGCTTGGAGGTGCCGCAGTGGAGGCCGCTGGGCGGGCTCTTGGGCTCTCCGACGCGACAGCCGATAAGGTTCAGCGGGCACTCACTTCGGGGCAGCTATCAGCCGATCAGATGGCTGCGCTCCAAGCTGCTGATTTACAGCTTAAGACACGCATGGCAGAACTTGGCATTGATGCCGAGAAGTTAGCTCAGGCGGATCGCAGTAGCGCAAGAAGGATGCAGACAGACACTGGAAGCTGGGTTCCTGCTGCTTTGGCTGTTGCAGTTACCGCAGGCTACTTTAGCATCCTTATCGGGCTAATGACAGGCGACCTTAAGCTGTGGGATAACTCAGCAATGACGTTGCTCTTGGGCGCACTAACAACAGCCTGGGGAAGCATTGTGGCATTTTACTACGGAGCTAGTCATATCCAGCCAGACCAAAAAAAATGAGTCTACAAGATGAGGGTCTTAATGCTTCATTCATGCTGGCTGGCCTCTTTGGCAGTCTGATGTGCATGAGTCGTACAGCCTCGTTCCACGCTGGCCGGACATTTTTTGCGACAATTGGAGGCGCGGCAAGTGCCAACTACCTTACTCCGTTAATATTAGATGTCACAAAATTGGGACATGAATCTACATATTCGCACGCCATAGCATTCCTTCTTGGCTTTACTGGCCTCAGGAGCATTGAATTGATAACGTCCAAGGTATTTTCAGATGAATCTTCTAACCACAGCAAACGCAGTCGCTAATTTAATTGTTGTTATTGCTGTAGCTGATATGGCAATTCGTGTGTTTGGAAATCCAGAGCACAAAATACATTGTCATCCTGAGTTATTTTATATTCGCAAATTTGTATCATCACTGGTAATTTGCGGCGCAGTATTAAACCTCATCACACTGTCAACTCCAAGCTGGACAGAAATTGTCTTAAATTACGGATTTGCAGCAAATTATCTTTTTTCTTGTTATTATGACCGTATTACCAGTACCAAGCATTCCAAGGCTTCAGGAAAGATACCTAGGGTCAACTCCACCAGCGGGACTGGTCGTCCTAGAGCAACCAAAAAGAATCCTGCCACCAGCGGGACAGGACGGCAGCGGACTGCCGCCAAGTAAGATTACTCCATACTCTGGTATTTACGATGAAAGCGGAAAATTGCCAACTCCGGCATCAAATCTTACATTCCTCGCTCATGCTTGATCGAAACATAGAAGAGATGCTCAAGGTCAATTTTGTGAATCTGGCGGCATTTATCGTCAGCATCTCAGAGTTCTCTGAGGTAATTAAGTTGCTTGTTATGCTAGCATCTCTTGTGTACACGGTTGTAAAGATCGTTCAGACAGTTCAAGAAATCAAAGACCGAAAGAAATGAGTGACTTTGACAAATGCGTGCAGTTTATCTTTGAGCGTGAGTGCGTCTACAAAAAAGGGCACTACGGTAAAATCGACGATGAGCATGTAATCTCGGAGAATGTCAGCAAAGACCCAGGAGGACTGACAAAGTGGGGTATTGACCAGCGGAGCCATCCAAACGTGGACATTGAAGCTCTCACTGAGGAGCAGGCTGCTGAGATCTACCGCAAAGAGTACTGGGAAAGGAATTACTGCGACAAGCTGGAATGGCCCCTCAATGCCGTTCACTTCGATGGCTGTGTAAACATGGGCGCAGGGCAGGCTGTAAAGCTGCTTCAGAGGGTCTGTGGGGCTAACGACGATGGAGCATGGGGGCCAAACACGAAAGCGGCTGTAGAGAGCGCTTGTAAGCTCAGAAGCCCAGATGTTGTGGCAATGCAGCTTATTGTTAAGAAGCGCGATTTCTACAAGGCTCTTGTTAAAAAAGACCCAGGGCAATACGCAGAATTTGAAGAAGGCTGGCTGAACAGAACAAATTACTTGGAAAAATTTATTGTATGAGCTTAATGAACGCACTCGGTTCGTTGCTGGGATCAAAGAACAACTACTGTCCTGACTGCGGGATGGAGATGAAGTCCAACGGTTGCTGCGATGAATGCGGCTACGGCGAAGAGGATGACATGGAGGAAGAGGACGAGCAGATGGAAACTCAATCCCTTCTTGACCTTCGCGACACGCTTCAAAACGCACTCAAACAAATTGACCGCATGATTGTCAGCAACTGTGATGATGGAGGCGACAGTTCTGAGTCAAAGATGCAACCACAGGCTACAGTGTTTGTAAGGCAGATATCCAAGAAGTAATATGCCGCAACAAGTCTTACAGGAAACGGATGCAAACTACATTGGGCTGAACTCTCGGCTCGATCCTAGTAATTTGCAGCCTGGCTTTGCTCAGGAAGCGTACAATGTAAGACTTCAGCGTGGCACTGCGCAGCCTAGGAAGGGCTGCAAGAGGCTTACGGACTCCACCATGAATTCGCAGTACATGGTTGGGTCTAGCACGTTTACAGATGCCAATGGACAAGACAACATTGTTCTTGTGTACAGAGATGGCATCCAGCTTTACAACACTGAGATTCCAGAGGTTAAGGCAAAGATACCATTTCCATCTCAAGTTATTGGGAGCACTACTTACTATCGAGACATTGACGAAGGTGGCGTTGTGGACGTTGTGCAGGCTTTGGACAAGCTGTACATCTTCCGTGGGCAGGAGACTGAAAAGCGGTATGGAACTGGAATAACTCAATCATTAGCTGCTCTTGATTTAATTTATCCATCCGCAAGTGTTGGCCAAATAATTGATATTGTTGGCACATGGATAAATTCATATGTAGGAACAGGAAATCATCCTACCTATTTAATTGGAGATGAAATTACAATTTTTAACGTAGATTCAAATCATCCAGAAATAAATGGCACTTACATTGTAAAATCCGTTTCTTCAACATCAATTACATTTTCATTTACAGCAACAGTTTCAAGCAATCAGTCAACACATGTATACGGTTGTGTTGTCAAGGTTAAGCCACCGCTTATCTGGGATGGCTTATCTACAATTAGTGTAGCTCCGCAAACATCAATTATTGATAACGCGCAAAAAATAGGAAACACTCAAGTTTCCGCGCAAACAACAGGCTCAATTCCTCCGTCTGATTTTGGTTTCTACTTTCAAAATAGATTGGTATGCAAGGTTTCGGACGACAGGCTGGTTGTAAGCGACATTTTTAGTGAGCTGTTTGATTTTCAGATCAACAACTTCAAGATTAACCAAGGCGGCAATGATGCGATTGTAGGCGTACTGCCTTGGATTGAGAACCAGTTCCTTGTCTTTATGAAGCGCTCCATCTGGATCGCCTACGTCGAGACAACCTCGTATGGCAGCACTGGAGAAGCTTCTCCTGGGGCCAATAGCAGCGTGACTATTGTTACAACACAGGTGGGCTGCCTGTCCCGCAGGAGTATTGTAGCGGCTGGTCAGTTTGTGTTTTTCCTATCTGGCAAGGGAGTGCATGTCTTGACTCCTCAGCTTGATCTTAAGCTTCTTGGAAACACGATGCCACTCAGTGAGCCAATCGACAACTTTTTTGATAACGTAAATTACGCAGCAGCATCAAACACAGTTGCAAGCTACTACGACAACAGGTTCTTTATTGCGTTGCCAACCGGAACAGCCACTCGCCCAAATGCAGTGCTTGTTTACAACACGCTGAATCAAAACTGGGAGTCTATTGATACCTATCCCGTAACGCCAACCGGATCACTCTTTATAGACGGATACGCAGTGTGTCAGTATGGCTATCAGCGCAGACAATTTATTCTGACAAACTTTTGGGGACCAACAAAGTTTGGTGGCATTTTCTTAACTGAAGAATTTCCAAATGCAGATTTTTCAATATATGGAGATCAGTTTAACCTATCAAATGGTACTCCACTTTTGCCATTTATACTTCCTGCGACGCTTGATTCTGGAAGTCCGTCTGTGTTTCCAATTGATGCCAGAATAAGGTCAAGACAATATACTTTTGATAACACAAATCAAAAGCGGTTTAGCCGTGGCGAGTATCAGTTTAACAATTCTGTAGGGGATGTAGTTTGGATTGTGGCAAGAACACATGACCCAGACATTCAGGAGATTGTGATGCAATACGTATTTTCAGGTTCAAACACAGGAGATTCAACACTTCGCCCAAGAATAGCTTTGCGTGGTGCCTGCATGGACATGGAGGTACAGTTTAAATCAGGAAGACCAGCATTGAAGTCTGGGACAATCTATGCGATTGTTGCTAACAGGAACATGGTTTCAAGCGAATAATTTATGCCAGATCAACAGATAATTAAAGGCACTACATACTCTGACGGGGATAACGTAAATGCTACAAATTTAAACGAGCACGTTGATAATGCTCGTCTTGCGTCTGGAGCGATTACAGGTCAAGCCGCAGCAACCTCGGTTGCATTGACTGATGAGCTGTTGATTAATCAAAGCGCCAGCTTAAAGAAAGCTACTCTTACCCAAGTTCAAACAGCAATTGCAAGTGACTATTTGAAAAAAGACGGATCTGTAAACATGACTACAGGTCAGCTTAACTTGTATTCAACAGCTCAACTTGCAAATCTTAATGCTGTTTCGCTCGGTCATCTTAATTACAATTTTATCAAGAATTCCGGCAGTCAAATAATGTCTGGATCTTTGGCCTTTGGAACAAGTGAGCTTGTAAAACTTAATACCTCTGGTATTAGCATGCTGACAACTGTCCAGCTTGTAACGTTAAGCAGGAATCCACTCAATGCGCTTGAAGCAGCTCCAAAGCAATACGTTGATGGACTATTGGCTCCACAAAGACTGAAATGTAAAGGCTATTTCAGTAATACAACAAATTTAAATCCTCCAAGCAATTTAATTGATACATCAAAATATTTATCAGTTTCAGCGTCAAGAGTTGCAGGAAGTCAAATTTTAACAATTAATTTTAGTTCTTTAAATTCTAAATATCAAAATCTAGAATCTCCTTTTTTTCTAAAGGGTCAATACATTGGACTTAACAGTGGTGTAACCGGAATACCAGGCCGCTTACATGAAATACTGTCAGTTAATAATACAGCAAAAACACTAACAGTAAACACAACATCAAGTTATACAACTGCTTTTTCTGGAACTGTACAATTAACTGTTGTTTACGATAATGCAGACAACAACGATGCGCTTACATACAACTGTAAAAGTGTTTACCTTTGTTGTCAGTCTAATAAAATTTACGTAAATTACTGGGCCGATGAAGCTGGCTCAAAAATAAACGAATCGCCAACAAGAGCTTTAAATTCAATCATTACAGGACAAGGACATACTTACAATTATTCTGTAATGAGCGCTCGTGAAATGACTTATCTTTTTTTAAGAACTGATTGGCAGTTTGAACAAAATGTGCCAGAAGGATTTGGCTCAACAAATACTGGCTGTCATTTGGGTTATTTTTACAGTGATGTTAATGGAACTGACAATGCTTATTATTACAGAGCAAATTTTGCAATAATGTAATGTTACTTAAAAGGCTTACACTTAAAACGTATGAGCAAATTATTGATTCAGTATATGAAAAGTCAAAGTCACATCCTGACATGGAGATCGGAGATGGCACTCGGCTTAACTGCGCTGAGTACATTGGCTTTTACGCGCTTCATGGAGGCTTGTACTGGAGCGAGCAAAACGGCAAGATCTGTGGTGTTGCTACTGCTCACCCTGGCAAGAAAGACTTTAGCTGGGAATGGAATGAGCCAAATGGAATCTGGACTGCGCACCTTGTTTGGGCAGATAACATTCAATCTCACGCCGAAGTTCTCGGGGACTTTCTCAGGCAACAGCCGGAGCCAGTTTTACAGCTTTGGGCTTGGAGGAATGACACTCTTGTAGAGTTGACTCACAAAAAACTTAAACGACTATTTTCTTATGGGCAAAGGCGGCACAACTATTCAGGCACCAGCAGCACCTCAATACAACGAGTCAATGAGGAGCATTCTTCAGGCTCAGATTGATCTTGCTCCACAGCTTTACGCTCAAGAAGCAATTTATCAGCCTCAGTACGCTGAACTTCAAAGCCAAATTGAAGCCAAGAATGCACAAGCCCAGATGGACTTGTACCAAAAGCTGCAACCTCAGTATTCGCAGCTTGAGAATGCCTACACGACACAGCAGCAAACAGACCAGCTTAAAGGACTGCAAGAGCGTGCTCCAGGATACATTCAAGCTTTTCAGCAGGCTCAAGGTACCGCTGGGATCAACCAAGCGTTGCAGAACTACGCCGAGAAGGATCTTGGCCAGCAGATGCAAGCTGGGTTCCAGCTTTCTCCAGAAGAACAGCGTGCAATCAACCAGCAGTCACTTCAACCATTTGCGCAACGTGGCACTGCATTGGGAGGGCAGGCTGACCTTGCTAGCGTGCTAAATCGCTATCAGTACACTCAAGGCCGGAAGCAGCAGGCCATTCAACAGGCCAGTGGAATTGGCTCTTATTTGACGCAGCAATCTGCTCCTGCGCTGGCTTCGTTTTATCAACAGCCTATGTACGCCGGAGCCTTCGGAGGCCAGGCCGTTGGCAACGCTCTTTCAAGCCAAGGTGCCTCTGGCCCTGCGTTGTTCAACCCAGAAAGCCAGACTGGCATGGGAAGCATTTACGGAGCTTACAATGCGCAGATGGGGCTTGCTGGAGCAAATGCGCAGGCTAATGCTGCTAAGTCTGCCGGAAAGATGGGCATGATTGGATCTATTGCAGGTGGAGCCTTAGCTGGAATTGGAATTGCTTTTTAATGAATATTTCAAAGGCTATATCTGCAATCAATCTTGCGCTTAAACACGCAAGGCGTCCTGCTGTGCTTTGGTCTGGCGGAAAAGACAGCACTGTCTTGCTTATCTTGCCAGAGGTGTCCGTCCTGACATTGAGGTTATTCACTGGAAGCTTCCGTTTCTTCCCCAAAAATATAGGCATCATCATTTCGTTTCTGAAGTACTTGGAATAACAGTGCATGACTGGACGCCTGAGTCTATTGCCTTAACTCACGGCAACGACAGAATTGATGTTTGCGAGACTTACGCTGTTGGCAGCGGTAAAATTAAGGTCATGCGCGGCACTGAGCCATTTGAGGATGGCAAGCCTTGGGTGTGCGGAAAGGAATGGTTAAATCGGCCAAAAGCGCACGTCTTTTCTGACTTTGATATTCTGCTTAGTGGTCATAAGTCTTCAGATGAAGATCCGCTTACAGGAAATATTCGGCTTGAGGTTGATGTTAAAACGCTCGGGCCAACTACAGCCATGTGGTTCCCCTTGCGCGGATGGACTGACAAAGATGTTGCTGACTACATCATCAACAATGATGTTGATTATGATGCCTACAGATACGACACGGACATTGTATCAAAAAAGGAAAAGCATCTAAATTCCGACTACATCCATTCTTGTTTTCGTTGCGTGGACAAACGTGAAGGTAAGTTTGTGCATTGCCCCAAGCTTGGCATTGATGTAGAAAATTTACATGAGCATGTCCTGCACGAGCAACCAGTCCTCCCATACTGCAATGTCAGAAGTGGACTGCAAGACCTGCGGAGCTTGTTGCAGTCACAAGTGGAGCTGGCCGATACTCCGCAGGGATCGGAGTGATGCTACCGGAATACCAAATGAATTTATTAGAAAAGACTACCCACTGCTTAAGACAACTAACGGCAGATGCATTGCTTTGTGCGGCACTGTTGGCAGCAATGTCTCTTGTTCTATTTATGAAAATCGCCCAACAGCTTGCAGGAACTTTCAAAAAGGCAGTCAACTTTGCTTAGAAGCCAGAAAGAAATTGTATGAAACCTAGAGAACTCTATAGTGGGAATGCTCCGGCAGCCATGGGCCAAATGGGCGCTGGACTTATGGAGGCAGGAGCCAACATTGGAAAAAGCCTGCAACAGGGATACTCGGCAATGGGACAAGGGCTGGCGCAAGGCATTACGGCTGCCGCTGGGGCGTATTCTGACTATAAAAAAATGTCTTCTCAAGTAAAAGCGGACTCTGCTGCGTTTGATGCTTTAAAGGATTACATGCCTAAAAATGTTGCTGAAAGCTTTGATATGCAACGTAGGGCTATAGAAACTGATCCAAGCACAAGTTTGCAAGATCGAGCTTCTTTCTATAACTCTGCAAAGTCTTTTCTTGGTACGTCTATTCAGCACAAGATGGACATGGAAAAGTATCAAGAGCAAGCAAAGGTAATGCGTCAAATGCCATTCTACAACATGGGTGCAGGCGCTCTTGGCGCACAAATGCAAGATGGCACACGTCCTAGCAGGGCAGTAGGTGGAGTCAGTGGAGGAGTACCCATGGAAGCTCCAGTAGAAGCCGCAGATGTGCCACAAGGTTATGGAGGATACAATACGCCAACATCAAGCGAGGTAATATCTCCTTATGGAACAAGCACTCCTGGGCCATTAAAAGCAAATCCTAAAAAGAAAAGCTACGAGGAGTATTATGGACTCCCAAATCCAGCAGAGAATGCTAATGTTGATTTTGGTATGCCATTGTTTCCAAGACGTTAATATTTAATTTATGGGAGCACTTGAAGATTACATCAATCAACTTGAGGCTGAGGCTCAAATTGCTAAAAGCAAAATGTGGTCTGGAGTCGAGAATGCTTTTGTTGGATTTGAGAATTATCTGTCTGGTAAAAAGTCTGACTTTTACGGAGGCCAACCTACCGAGGAACAGATGCGCTTAAAGCGGCAGCAGATTAAGGATCAGTATATCCAAGCCACACAGGAAATGCGTGACAGGGAGATGCCAGCAATATCTGAGCCTATTGATCGCCAGTCTCGTGTTCAGCTTCCAGAACGAGATCCACTGGTATACCCACAGCAAGGCACAACTGTTTCTGATCAAGAACTACAGGCGCTTTCCGATAAGCAGCGGCTTGAAGAACAGGCAAAATATTTAGCGCAACAACAAGCTGTTGATCAGGTTGCGCGTCAATCTGTAAATGCTGCTGAAGGTAGGGCTGCAACACGCCAAGTCATGCGTGCTCCAATGCAATATCAGCCTGTTGCACCCATTCAAGGCCCAGTGCAGGAGCCTCCAGCGCCTCAGATTCCTATGGGCTGGCAGCCAACCGAGGCATCTTCAGGCCAAGTAAGTCCTGAGACAGCAGCAGCCTTAACTCCAGAGGAACGCTTTGCTGTAGCGCAAGGTTACACTCCAGCTAGAGCAGAAGCTGTTCATCCAGCCATCACAAGCGCACTCAATCAGGCTTCAGCTAGAGTTGCTGAAATTACACGGCAACCTGGAAGAAAGGTTGAAACAACTCCAGTTGTAAACGCTGCTTTTGAGGAGATGCTTA